GGCTAAGAAGACCCCTTCCCTTTCGGTTGGTCGCGGCGAGAAATTGCCCGTCTCCAAGGGGGCGGGTTTGACTGCCAAAGGCCGTGCTAAGTACAACGCGGCAACAGGAAGTAACCTGAAAGCCCCCCAGCCCAAAGGCGGTAAACGCAAGGACTCGTTCTGCGCGCGCATGGGCGGTATGCCGGGGCCCATGAAGGATGAAAAAGGCAAGCCTACCCGGAAGGCGGCTGCTTTGGAGCGCTGGAAATGCTGATGGACATTAACTTAATATGGTCAACCGTTTTATCCGTCGCACTCGGCGGATTGTGGTTTTTTATCCGTGAAAGAATTGAAGAAGTTAAGCGGATAGACATCTTGTTAAACAAAACACGAGAGGAGATTGCCCGTGATTACGCAACTAACACAGAAGTGCAAAGAGTTACTGACCACATTGACCAGCGCTTTAATCGCCTTGAAGCAAAAATTGATCAACTTATTCAGCAAGCAAAGTAAGGAGCAATGATGGCAACCTCGAAACTAAAGATGGTCAAAAAAGGCGGCAAATCAGTGCCTGCTTTTGCGGCCGATGGCATTGGCAAGATGAAAAAAGGCGGCGCGGTAGGCATGCACAAGATGCCTGGCGGCAAGATGATGAAAGATTCTGACATGGGCGACAAGATGGGTCGCGCTGTTAAACGTAAAACGGCCGACGTCAAAGGCCGTGCAATGAAAAAAGGAGCTTAATATGGCTGGACGTGGAATGGGTGCCGCTACGCGCGGTGGTGGTGCTGTTGAAAGCGGCCCCGCAAACAAAATGATCTCTTCAACAAGCACCTCTACGGGTGTTCCCATGATGGCCAAGGGCGGCATGGCCAACAAAGGCAACGTCAATGAGCACAAGCGCATGGCCATGGGCAAACCCATTGGCAAAATGGGCGGTGGCATGATGTCCAAGGGTTACGCTGCTGGCGGTGCTGCCAAGAAGATGGCTAAACGCGCTAAGTAATGGCCTATCTCATTAGCAACATTCCGTACTTTAAATGCTGGGTTAGACGTGAGTTTACGCACATGCATCAGAAGTACCAAGGCGAATATTTACATGCAAATGTTATTGCAGTAAATGTCATGCCGGATCGTTGCTTGAGTTTTCAGATTGTATTTACCGGGTGTGAAAGCCAGATAGATGGCTCTGAAAACGTGCATGGGGGAGCTATGTGGGCGCGCATGCCGATTACCGCGCTGGTGGGTGATATTCCATTGGAAGAATGGCCCGAGCGCATGCCTACCCATCTGGCACAGCCTTGGGACTGCCCGTCGCATCATCACACGGTGATCAAGTTTGCCAGGACCAGCCCTAGTCCTTGGTTGTGCAAGATTGACGGCGAGTTTTATACGGGTAGGTACTTGTTCACCGTGGATTATGCGGAGAGCGAGGTAGCCGACTGTCCTGCGCAGCACAAACAGAGTCATGTTTTGATGCTGACCGACGCAGGCAAGTGGACGGGGAATATTGTGGCGTTGCCAAACAATCGCGTTAGGGTCACAAGCCCTGCGTTTTGGCAAACAGGGGAAGGGGCACCTGATTTTAAGCCTGGTCAGTGGATACACTGTGCGGAGCAGGATGACTCGTACATGGATGCACAAGCAACATTTGACAATTTGTACAGCAAATGACTACCTCCAACACAACCACATTTGACCTGTCGATTGATGACTTAATCGAGGAGGCGTTTGAGCGCTGCGGCATGCGGCCGACCAGTGGTTATCAACTCACGTCGGCACGTCGCTCGCTCAACTTGTTGTTTCTCGATTGGGCCAATCGTGGGTTGAACCTGTGGACCATTGAGCAGGCTACTTATGCCTTAGTGCAGGGGACCAGCAGCATTTCGTTGCCGACTGACGTCGTGAATGTGCTAGAGGCTATCATTCGGCAAAACAACCAGGGCATTAACACGGACGTCTACATTGAGCGCATCAGCCGTGAAGACTACCTTAACGTGCCGGATAAGACTACGCAGGCCCGGCCTGCTCAGTTTTACGTAGAGCGTACCAATACTCCCAAGGTGTACTTCTATCCTGCAGCGGACCAGAACTACACCTTCGTGTACTACCGCATCCGTCGCATCCAGGACGCCGGTGCCTACACAAACACTTCCGACGTCAACTTTAGGTTTTTACCTTGTTTGGCGTCAGGCCTGGCGTACTATCTATCGCTCAAGTTCGCTGCTGATCGTGTTTCGGCGCTCAAGTCGATCTACGAGGAGGACTTCCTCCGCGCAGCGATGGAGGATCGCGACACCGCAAGCGTGCAGTTCGTACCGGACCTGGGGGTATGACATGGCATTTGCGACTGGCATACATTCCTACGGACTGTGCGATTACTGCGGGCAGCGGTACAAGTACAACAACCTGCGCAAGAACTGGCGTGGGTTCATGGTGTGTCCCGACGATTACGAGCCCAAAGAGCCGCAACTCGAGCCACTTCGCTACAACGGGGACGCCATTGCACTACGCGATCCGCGTCCCGATCGCATTGAGCCTGTGTCTGTCTATGTGGGCGCACCAGGTTTTACAGCATTTCAAAGTTACGGCAGCGTCCAAGGTGGTACTAACATGCAACCGTATGTGCAGGACCAGGCGCTCATCGCGCAGGGCGTTGTTGGCAAAGTGACTGTGAGTATTACATGACCTACAACGAACTTGTCACCAACATCCGAAACTACACCGAGGTGAACAGTAACGTGTTTACCAGTGCGGTAATAGATACCTTCATTACCATGGCGGAGAACCAGATTCTTCGCGAGATTGACCTGGATGTGTTCAAGCTCGAAGTAACAGGCAACATGACCCAGGGCAACAAGTTTTTGGCCGCGCCTGCTGACCTTTTGACGCACCGTTACATGATTTTGACGCCCACGAGCGGCGATCAGTTGTTCCTGGACTTTAGGGACACGTCCTTTATGAAAGAGTATTGGGCCAATGGCACTACGCAAGGCACGCCCAAGTACTATTCCGTGTGGGACCAGGACACGTTTTACATTGCACCCACGCCAAATCAGAGTTATAGCGTGGAGCTGGGCTATATTTATCGTCCCACGCAGCTGTCGTCGGCCAATTCGACTACCTGGATCAGTAATAATGCACCTGAGGCGCTGCTCTATGCGTGCTTGATTCAAGCCTACAGCTACACGAAGGGGCCTGCTGAAATGATGCAGTACTTCCGTGGGGCTTACAAAGAGGCTATTCAAGGTCTGGGCGCAGAGCAGCAGGGCCGTCGCCGCCGTGACGAATATCGTGATGGCATGCTTCGTATTCCACTTAAATCGGATTCACCTGGACCATGATTACAGCACCCGCACCCGTACATGTAGGCAGCGTCTTTGTCGAGACCACGCAAAAGCGTGGCTGGACGCCAGAAGAGCTGGCGGCGCGCGCTGCCGACAAAATCATTTATGTGGGTGATCAGTCGCACCCAGCGGTGCAGGCCCAGGCAAGAGCTTTTAAAGATAGCGTCAAGCAAGTCGTGGCGTTTTATCTGAGAGAGGCGGTTGAACAAGACCGAGCAACTATTGCCCTGCGCCTGCGCGAGGCAGGTCACCCCGACTTAGTTTATTTGTTAGGAGATTAAAAATGGCATTTTCAGGCAATTTCTTGTGCACCAGTTTCAAAGTAGAGTTGATGAGAGGTGTACACAACTTCACAACCAGTACGGGCAACACGTTCAAACTGGCTTTGTACAACAACAGTGCTTCGTTCACTGCTGCAACGACCACCTACACGGCCACCAACGAGGTGGCTGCATCTGGTTCGTATGTGGCGGGCGGCGGCGCACTGACCAACGTCACGCCATCGTCTACGGGAACCACTGCGTTCACGGACTTTGCTGACTTGTCGTTTACAAGTGCCACTATTACGGCCTTTGGCGCGTTGATTTACAACGATACAGCTGCGGGTGACCCTTCCGTCTGTGTTTTGGACTTTGGCGGTGCAAAAACGTCCACCAGTGGTACGTTTACCATCATCTTCCCAACAAACGATGCTACCAACGCCATCATCCGCATTGCTTAATGAGGAGCACATGTGGCTGATGTCGTTGTTGCCTTTCAAGGCTGGGATGCGTCCGGCGTAGGCTGGGGCGAACAGCCCTGGGGGGAAGGTGTTCTTGACATTAAAGCCATTGGAGCCGTAGGCTCTGTGGTGGTGAGTATTGACGAGGTCGTTTTAGTTTCTGGGGTAGGCGCAACGGCTTTCTTAGGCCAGATTACCGTCACTGCCGATGCTGATGTCAGCGTGACAGGTGTAGAGGCCACGGGTCAGGTTGGTGAAGTCACTATAAATGGTGACGCCAACGTGCTGCTGACGGGCGTAGAGGGCACGATGGCCCTGGGCAGTGTCACGGTAGCCGCCAATGCTGATGTGTTTGCCACGGGCGTTCAGGCTGTTGGCCAGGTCGGCAGTGTTGACCACCAGGCTGATGTCGAGGTATCAGTCACTGGTGTCGTGGGCACAGCCGCGATAGGCACAGTGATAGCCGAAGCCGGTTCAGACGTTCCAGTAACAGGACTGCAGGCCACCGCGTCCGTGGGTAGCGTCACAGCTGGTGCTGGAGCGGATGTTTATCTCGTCGGTGTTTCAGCACAAGGACAGGTTGGAAATGTGCTTGTTTGGGGTGTAGTAGATGACAATCAGACTCCCAACTGGCAAAATGTGATTAGTTAGCGGGAATACAGTGACTTGGGTTCAAGTCCTAACGTAAAGGAAATAACATGGCAAGCACCTATTCAAGTAACCTCAAGATTGAGTTGATGGGCACGGGCGAGAACTCGGGAACTTGGGGCACCATCACAAATACCAACTTGGGTACAGCATTTGAGCAGGCCGTCATTGGTTTGGGCAATCCTGACTACACGTCTGATGCCAACCTGACCATTACCCTCACCAACAGCAACGCGGCCCAAGCTGCGCGTGCCCTGGTCCTAAATGTAACTTCCGCATTTGGTAGTTTGACTGCCACTCGCGAGCTGATAGTTCCTACCATCCAGAAGCAGTACATTGTTCAAAACAACACGACCGGTGGCCAAAGCATCACGGTCAAGACTTCTGCTGGCACTGGTATCACCGTTCCTACTGGCCGCAAAGCGCATCTGTATGTTGACGGCACCAACGTCATCCAGATGTTTGACTTTGTCGACATCAATGGCGGCACAATCGACGGTGCAACTGTGGGAGCTGCATCTGCTTCTACCGGTGCGTTTACTTCGCTGACCGCATCTGGTGCGACCACCTTAAACGGCACAGTGGCCCTGGGCGACGCAGCTGGTGACTTGATTACAGTGCCTGGCACTGTAAACAGTAACCTGATATTTACCGACAATCTTTTTGACATTGGTGCAACAGGGGCCACGCGCCCGCGTAACTTGTTCCTGGCGGGTGCTGCCACTGTGGGCGGCAACTTGTCCGTTGGCGGCACGCTGACACTCACTGGTGGCGTGAATTTGAACGGCAATGTGACCGTGGGCGACAGCTCCGCTGACACGCTGACCATCAACAGCACGATCACCAGCAACCTGATTTTTACCGACAACACCTACGACATTGGTGCCTCTGGTGCAACACGTCCTCGCAGCTTGTTCCTGGCCGGCAATATCACCGCTGCGGGCAATCAGACGCTGACCGGCGCGTTGACCGTGGACAGCACGACTGACTCCAGCAGCACGACCACTGGCTCGATCCAGACGGACGGTGGTGTAGGTATTGCCAAGGCCTTATTTGTGGGAACAACAGTTACAGCAGCCACACTAAACTTGACCAACGCTCTTGGCACGGCTTACGGTGGCACAGGCTTAACATCATTCACATCAGGCGGTGTGGTTTACGCATCTAGTTCTAGTGTGTTGGCTACTGGTAGTACGCTTGTTACTAATGGAAGCAGTTTAGGTGTTGGCTCATCAGATTTCGGTACTGCTGGAAGCATAAATGTATCGGTTGGTGTTGTTGGAACAACAACTGGAGGATTGCAACTTTGGAGTACAACAACTGGTCAACACTATATGCAGTTTGGTGATGGAACATCAGGTTCGGCTTCTTATGCAGGAGCAATTGGTTATAACCACACATCTGACAGAATGGATTTTTATTCTGCCGGAGCGCTTGGAATGTCATTCAACTTAACAGGGTTGGGTATTGGTACAAGTGCGCCAGCGGCAAAATTAGTTGTTGCTTCAGGTAACACTCTTTTAGGTCATAACACGCTTGATAACTATGGCGGGAATGTAGATATTCGTTCCGCTTATCAAGTAAGAGCCGCCAATACACCAACACAATTGTTTGTTTCGGATTCTGCGGGAAGCCAGACAATTGATACAGGTGGTGCAATAGATTTAGGTGGATATACCAGTACATTGAGTCGTGCATATACTTATGCTCGAATTCAAGGTCTTGCAAATGCTGGAAGTGGATATGGTGGCTATCTTAGTTTGATGACTACAAATGCTGGTGGTTCGGTAACAGAAAGAGTCCGTATTGCTACGGTTGGTACTTTCATTATCAAGAACGACTACCAAGAGCAGACATTCACTGCAAACAGTTCTACCGCCATCACGCTGGACATCGTAACCAACGGTACTGACCAAGTCATTACGCTGACAGGAACTGCGACAATCACAATGCCAACTGCTACGGCAGGCAAGTCGTTCTTGTTGAAGTTAAAGACTGGTGCAGGTGCTTACACGGTGACATGGTCAACGGTGAAGTGGCCTAGCGGCACTGCCCCAACACTAACTAGCACCGCATCCAGAATGGACATTTTTAGTTTCTTCAGCGACGGCACAAACTGGTACGGCTGTACAGTTGGCCAGAACTACACACCATAAGGACTGAATATGTTTGCAGCAGGAAAAACATCAGGTGGCGGAGCGGCGGGTGCCTATCAAATCTCACGCAGTTTGCGCTTTAACAGCGCAGATTCTGCCTACCTTAATCGTACTCCTTCATCTAGCGGTAACCAACAAAAATTTACATTTAGTTACTGGTTTAAGCGGGGAACACTTTCTTCCGAACAAGTGATGTTTGGCATTAACTCTGCGGGCAATGAAATTTTTACATTGGCATTTTTGGCAGGAAATACTTTTAGGGTTTTTGGTCGTAATGGTGGTATTGATGTTTTGAACTTGACAACAACTCAATTATTTCGTGACCCATCTGCTTGGTATCATATTGTTGTTGCAATTGACACAACACAAGCCACATCATCAAACAGGGCTTCAATGTATGTCAATGGGGTTCAAGTGACTGCCTTTGGTACGGCAACATACCCTGCACAAAATACAAACTTAGCTTGGAACAGCAGTTCATATTCACATCAAATTGGTCGTGAAGACACAGGCAGTTATTTAAACGGCTACATGACCGAGGTTAACTTTATTAACGCCCAACAGTTGACCCCATCATCCTTTGGTCAAACAAACGCACAGACAGGCGTATGGGAGCCAATAGCCTTTTCAGGAACATACGGCACTAACGGCTTCTACGTTAACTTCTCAGATAACAGCAACACCACAGCGGCTACATTAGGTAAAGACTACTCAGGTAACGGCAACAACTGGACACCTAATAACTTCAGCGTGACTGCGGGTGTGGGTAATGACTCTCTTGTTGATGTTCCTACACCTTACGGTGCGGATACTGGTGTGGGTGGTGAAGTGCGGGGGAATTACAACACTTGGAATCCGATAGGTAATGGTAGCGGCACACTTACAAATGGGAATTTGGATTTAACTACTACTTCTACCTATGCTGACGCTGGAACATTGGGGTTAACTTCTGGCAAATGGTATTGGGAAGTCACTTTACAAACTTCATCGAATCCTCGAGTTGGTGTTTTTGACATTGGCTCTCAAAGGCCTTCAGCCGCAGAATTTGGTGTATCTGCATTTGGTTGGTGTATTATAAATAGCCCATCAAGAACTTACAACAATAACTCTGCCCCAAGTTACGGGGCATTTACTCCTGTAAATGGAACAATTGTAATTCTTGCTTATGACGCTGACAATGGAAGGCTTTGGTATGGTCAAGATGGCACATGGTTTGCCAGTGGTGACCCCGCAACCAATGCAAACCCCTCGCAAACAGGTGTTACTGGAAAAGCAATTGTTCCAGCTTGTTCGAGCGGAAGCGGTAATAACTTAATGTCAATAAACTCCGGTCAACGCCCATTTGCCTACACAGCCCCAAGTGGCTTCCAAGCACTAAACACACAGAACTTGCCAACGCCTACGATTGGGGCGACTACGGCTACGCAAGCGGGTAAGTATTTTAATACTGTAACTTATACAGGTACAGGCTCAAGTCTTGGTGTAACTGGTGTTGGATTTCAACCTGATTGGGTTTGGGTTAAAAGCAGAAGTGCGGCAACAGACCACGGACTTTACGATGCTGTGCGTGGTGTTCAGAAACAAGTTGAAAGCAACACGACTACTGCTGAAACAACTGAAACAACTGGCATCACTGCATTTGGCTCTGACGGGTTTACTACGGGTGCTTTAGCACAACTCAATACTTCTGCCGCAACTTATGTTGCATGGAACTGGAGAGCATCTAACGCAGCCGCAGTCACTAACACATCAGGAACAGTAACTTCAACAGTAAGCGCAAACACAACTGCGGGGTTTAGCATTGTAACTTTTAGCGGTAATAGCACTAATGGTTCTGTTGGTCATGGACTTGGTGCTGTACCTAGTATGGTCATTTGGAGATGTAGAAATCAAGTTGAAGATTGGTTGGTTTATCATGTATCGATTGGCAATGCCGATGCTCTTAGGTTAAACACAACTGCCGCGTCTTTTGGTGCAAGTGCTTGGCAGACTGCTACTCCAACGTCATCTGTTGTTTTATTGGGTGCAGGTTCTACTAATCAAACTGGGCAGAACAATTTACTGTACTGTTTTGCACCAGTAGCAGGGTTCTCTGCATTTGGCTCTTACACAGGCAATGGTAATGCTGATGGGCCTTTTATCTATACAGGATTTAAACCTGCTTTTATTATGTATAAACGGTCTAGCACCGCTGGTAACTCTTGGAGAATTACCGATTCAACTAGAAGCACTTACAACGTAGATAATGCGGCATTTTTATATCCAGATACCAGCGAAACTGAAAACTTTAATGCTAATGATGCTTTAGACATTCTGTCAAATGGATTTAAGATTAGGGTAACTGACCCACCAAGCAATACTTCTGGTAGCACATACATTTACATGGCATTTGCATCTAACCCATTTAAATACTCACTTGCACGATAGGACTAAAAATGTACGCACTCATTGAAAACAATGCAGTCACCAAGGTTGGTGAACTGTCAATTCTTTTTCCAAACACATCAAACCCAAACCACGCTTTTGCTATTGAGCAAGGTGCATTAGAAGTGGTTGAAGGTGAACAAAAAGACCAGCGCTTTTATTGGGTGACTTTTGACAAGTACGAGGTAACGGGTAGCACAGTTACCCGCACCTACGTCAATACGCCAAAGGCTTTGGAAGATGTGACTGAGACACCGCAAGGTCAGACTGAGCAAGTTGTCACCAAAGGCTTGAAATCACAATGGATTGCACAAGGCAAGGTAGCGGCTAACTCACAACTTGCGGCTACCGATTGGATGGTTATTCGCAAGGCCGAGCGCAACATTGACATTCCTGCCGATGTGGCAACAGAACGGGCAAAGATTATTTCCGACTGCACCGCTAAAGAGGCGGCTATTACAGCAGCTACGACAATGGACGAACTCATTGCTGTGGTTGCACCTATTAACACTGGAGACTTAGTATGACCACGACCACAACTTGGACAGTTACAGCAATGGACTGCTACCCACAAGAAGACGGCAACACTGATGTTGTCTTTACAGTTCACTGGACCTGCTCTGGCACTGACGGCACCTATAACGGTTCTGTCTATTCCACTTGCGGCGTTCCTTTAACTGCGGGCACGTTTACGCCCTACGCACAGCTTACTCAATCTCAGGTATTGGAATGGATTTGGGCTAATGGGGTTGACCAAACGGCCACTGAAGCGGCTGTTGCGCAGCAAATTGCAAATCAAGTGAACCCGCCCGTAGTTACACCGCCTTTGCCTTGGATTCCTGCGGCATAATCGTTATGGGGTTATCGCTGCTGCCCCTTTTTCAGCGGCGCTTTGGAGTTAAGAATGAACGACCAAAAAGTTGAAGTATCCCTGTCCCTTGCAAACGCTATTCTTCAGTACCTAGGGAAAAAGCCTTTTGAGGAAGTGTTCCAAATTGTGAACGCCATCCACGAGCAAGTGACCCCACAAATTAAGGTTCCCGATGAAGCTACAAAGCCCGTCACGGACGCTGCCTGACGGCGGCATCGAGCCCGCACACGCCGTAGAAGTTCTCTGCGGTGCGTGCGGCTACGACCTGGATCAGTCCGAAATCGACGCAGACACCTGCGCTGATTGCGGGCAACCACTGAACTTGCAACAGTCAGTGGCGATCCAGATCACGACGGTCCCTGCTGCATCGGGAGCAACGATGTAAGGCACCGCCATGATTGACGTAACCAAGGCTATCGGTGCAGTTGCTGCCAGTGTTGCCGCACTGGGCGGCAGCTACACGTTGGCCGACAAGTTTGGTTGGTTTGACCGCGCAATCATTGAGTGGTCACCTGAGAATTTTAAGATCGTGGCAGATGCGGGAAAGCCCATCACTGTCACGGTTGCAAGAATAAAGAAACGGGACGACTGCTCTGTTGAGAGCTTTACCCCAAGTATTCGCGATGCGGCAGGTATGGTGCATGAAGCCACCACTACTGCAAGCAAGTTCAGTGGCCCAGCAGGGCCAGAGATTGACACCTTCACCTACGAATTGACAATGGTGGGGAAAGAAAAGATTGCCAGCGGCAAGGCAACTTTACTGGCAACCATCAAATACAAATGCCCTGAGGGTGAACGCATTGTGCAGTATCCGCGCCATGCAAACCTATCCTTTATGCTTGAAAAATAACTGAGGAGTAACTATGTTTGAAGTTTTTGGCGGTATTTTAGGCGGTGCATTGGGCGGCATATTTCGTCTAGCGCCAGAAGTTTTAAAATATTTTGATAAGAAGCATGAACGTACACACGAATTAGCACTTTTCTCTAGGCAATGCGAATTAGAACAAATGCGCGGCCAAATGAAGCTGGCTGAGATAGGCGCTCAACGGGAAGCCGCCGTAGACGTAGGCGTGATGGATGCCTTTAACAGCGCCATCCAGCAGCAGGCCGAGATGGTCAAAGCCGCAGGCGGCTGGGCGGCCAGTCTGTCTGCATCCGTCCGACCTGTGGTGACATATTGGATACTTCTAGTTTGGTCGGGCGTTCACTTATGGTTTGGCTGGAACTCATACCTTGCAGGAGCGTCCCCAATGGAAGTTTTCAAGATGATGATTTCCCCTGACTTTTCGGCACTCTTGGCAGGAACAATTAACTACTGGTTCCTCGATAGAACTTTAAAACAGCGTGGGTTATGAACCTGGAACTAGCCGCAGAACTGTGCAGAAAGTACGAGGGCTACAGGGCCAAGCCGTACCTCTGCCCAGCTAATGTTGCCACGATAGGCTACGGCTCGACCTATTACGCTGATGGTAAAAAGGTAACGCTACAAGACCCACCGATGGACGAGCCCACGGCAAGAGCCTTGTTGTTGGTGGAGCTTGAGCACACCTACCTGCCCGGAGTTCTGCGTAATTGCCCCATCCTTGCAACGGATGTGCGTAAGTGCAATTCCATCGTGGACTTTGCCTACAATTGCGGCGTTGGACGCTTGCAAACAAGCACTTTAAAGCGGAAAATAAACGCCAGTGATTGGGAAGGT